TTGTGCGGTGCCTCGTTCTCCGAGACCGTATACTTTCCAAAAGTTCTCGTCTGCTGTTTTAAACCGCTCAATTTCCATGACCACACTTTCAGGGAGGAACGGGTTGTCTTTGTACGTGGTGCGGAAGAACTCTGCGTCTTCTCGTGGGATGACTTCTTCATATATCCAATGGAATTCGTCTGATGGGTTGTAATCGATTAAGACCCTCCCCGTGGTTCGGAGGAGGAGTTGCCGCCAATCTTCAAGGTTGATTTCGTTGGCTTCGTTGATGAATAGAACGTCTCGCTTGCGTCCTCTGACCTTTTGCGGTTCGTCGATGCTGATGAACTCAACCATGTTCCCCCAGAGTTGGTAGGTTGCATCGCTCTTATTGTGGAGGTCGGGGTTGTATATCTCTTCCTTGTTGAGTATCTCGAAGAAGTCCCTCATTGCGGTGGCACGAAGTGCGGGGAATGTCTTTCGGCATATGGTGATAACGAGTCCCGAGTTCTTGTGGCAAAGCTCAATGAGTGCCGTAAGGATACTGAAAGTCTTTCCGCTACGACTTCCGCCTTGATGGACTTGAATCTTTGCCTTTGATTTGCGAACGTGGTAATATGTTGCCGCGAGTTTACTCATCCAACCACGAGAGCGGCTTCTTCTCTGTTACCTCTATCTCTTGCCGTTCGATATATCCGCGCTTCTTGCCTTTGGTCTTGAGGAAGAATATCGTCGCGGCTGGGTTGCCTTCCTTCACGAGTTTATAGAGGTGCGATTCTGCGAAGTCGAGGACGCTGTCTTGAATCGAGTTGACCGCGCTCTTATATTCCTCGTCTGCCTTGAGCCATGCGTAATGGGTGGAGCGATCAATTCCAACCATCTTCGCGGCTGTGGAGACGATACCGAGCGACTTCTCAAGGGCTTCGAGCATCGCTTCTTTTTTGGTGTTGGATGTGTTGGTCTTTACTGCTTCCATCGTTTAAATTGTTTGTGTCAATTGGGCTTCTTTTTCTACATCCATGACTGGAATTGCTGTAAAATTCTTGGTTATTTGTCTATGATCACCTTTATAAAACACTAAAACATTTTGATGAGTTTTACATACTTTTCTTCCTCCTTGAAAAATTCGGGACGCTCTCATTGCTGCCGATCCTGCCGGCTCTAATAATATCATTTCGTTATATAAGAATGCTCCGCCGTCTTCAAACGCTTCGATAGTCCTACGTATAAAGTTTTTATAAAAACCTGTTTTTTTATCTCTTACGTCTCCAATAACAAAACAAGCAAAACGATTTTTTTTGAGATGTTTCAAACTTTCAACAATAATCTCTCGATATTGATCATTAAAATCATCCCAACTCAAGTTTGACAAATCTAGTGGGTCGTTTGAGTATTTTTCTAGGTCAAAGTATGGTGGGCACGAAAACAAGAAGTCGAATGAACCTTCTACTAGATTGCCAATGTTTAAACTATTGCCTAAAATCCATTGAGGGTCAACATCTGACGCATCTTTAATGTGCGTGAATTGTTTTTCATTTTCTAAAATTTGTTCTGGTCGCAAATCCACTCCAACATATGGGTAGCCCAATTTGGACGCAACTATTCCTCTGACCGATCCTCCCGCAAATGGGTCTAAAATCGAGCCATTTGGAATATTGAACCACTTGTAAGCAATCTCACAAAGGACTGGGTCAAATATGGAAGTTCCTGTGTTTTTTAGACTTGAGTTTAAAATTGTGTCCGAATACTGAAGTAAGTTATTTTCGCGTCCCAGGTGGCTTTGAAAACCAATTTCATTCCATTCTTTTTTACGCTTTTGCCAATATCCTTGTCGAGTGTCTAATACGCTAAATGGTGGTGCTAAAAATGTGTCCGCTAATTTTTTGGGCTTGCTTAGATTATCCATTTCTTCCGCGTTGGTTGCATCTTCGGGTTGCCATACATCGAGACCCCATTCATCTAGTTCTGCCGCGTCCCATTCGTTCGCGAGAATATCCCAATCCCATTGACCAAAACCAACGTTATCTTTCACGATGAACTCCTTTGCTTTGCTCTCTTCCCATGTAGCGACATAGACGGGAGCCTCGGTAAGTCCTGCTGCTTTGGCTGCCTTCAGCCTCATATTGCCACCGAGGACAATCATATCCGGATTGACAACAATCGGACGCGCTTCGAGCATCTCGGGAAACTCCTTGATGCTGGTCACCAGCTTTTGGAATTTATCGTCTTTAATTATCCGAGGGTTCGTCGGGTTTTGTTTGATCCCCGAGAGTTTCATTGGCTTGATCGAGGACGGCTTCGAGGGTGTATCGGAATTCATCGTTGTGAACGGCTAAGGTTAGAAGTAAAGTTGCTGGGTCATCGCCTGCATGGAGTCGGATTGCTTTGTCATTCTCCGTGATGAGAAGGAAGTTCTTCGAATGGAGGAGGGCTTTTCTTGCGTTTCTCATGGGTGCAATCTACGAAGAGACAACTCAACCGCAAGAGGATTCGAATCATACGCTTCATATTTATAACCGAGTTTCTTTGCCATGTATGGAGTTGTTCCGGTTCCGCAAAATGGATCGAGTATTGTGTCACTTTCTTTGGCTGTTGTCAGAATTATCCTCCTAATAATCTCCTGCGGGATTTGGTTTGTATACTCTTTAACCTTCTCTCGACTGACATTCTTCACTAAATTTACCTCCCAGTGATCCGGACACTTTCTCCCGCCTGTTCTCTTAACAAGCTCTTTAACTCGCTTGTCGTTTGGATTCTTGTATGGAATTCGAACCTTGCTCCAATCCGGTTCGCAATTCCACCACGCAATCATCCTCCATTGACGGCTTCCGGTGTTGCTTGGATACGTCCACGAAACGCATCTCTTTGGGTTGCCCAATACCGGGATAATATCTTGCATTATGCTCTCCGCGTAATGTATCAAAACAACTCTTTCACCTTTCATTGGTTCAAAGAGGGATTGATATTCTTCAGTGCTTTGGCGGTCTTTAAATTCGCCATTGTACTTGTACCCAATATTATATGGAGGGTCGGTTATTACCAATCCCCCTCTATATGATACCTCTCTGCAATCTTTCAGTTTTATCATGGGTGAAAGATTCTACCCTCAACATCTCTTGCAACGTTCTCGAGATTGTCTTTGTCGTATGCCGTCATGGGGAGAAGACGTTTCACGAGGAACGGATCCCCGCTGAATCGTTGCTCTTCGAATTTTTCTTTTTGGTCTTGCTTGAGAAATTGACGGATGTTCTCCGCTATTATCTCCCGTTCTGTTGTGGTATAACTCATTCTGTTTCGTTTATTAGTTTCTGAAGCTCTGAAAGCATTCGACGGTTGCACGAGGAACATTGACTTGCTTGGGTGTTGGTTCCCGTTACCTTCGAATACAGCTGCGCGAGCTGTCCGTTTGTTCTGAATTGGTTGTCGGTATTGAGAAAGGTCTTGATTGCGTCGATGTCTGCTTGTTTGATAACGGCTTCCCATTTACCGAGAGGACACGAGGCAACCTTCAGACGTGTCTTTGTGGGCATATGGCATCCGCACAACTCCGAGTCGGTGAAGGCTTCCGTCACGAGGTCTCCGCAACTCTTCGTCGATTCAACGAAGTGCTCGCACCCTTTGCAGATATTAAGTCGGTCAGTCCTCTTTTGTGCCGTTACGAAGAACATCTTTCAGGATTTTTCGGGTGATGTGTAGTGAGCGATAAAGGGTCGATTCTCCAACGCCAGACCGTCGAGATACGTCAGCCATGTTCCACCCTTGCAGGTATAAAGAGAAGATAGTTCGATCGAACCAGGTAAGGCGGTCGAGGATGAGTTGCATTTGCTCTCGTTGGATGGCTTTTGTCCAGTCGCTTTCGAAGGCTTGTTCTTTGGGATCGGCATCGGTTACGTGATATAAGTCTTTGAATTTTCCTCTTGTGGCTTCGGTGTACATCGCTTTTACAAAGTACCCCAGTGGGTTCTCATTGTCTCCCTCGGGAAAGCGTTTATCGACGCAACGAAGATAGGTATGATGTACAAGGTCGGAAGGGCTGTCCGTCCATCGTCGAGCGATGCGAACAAGTTTTGAATAGTGCTTCGTGAGAAACTCATTCCAACCCTTTCGACTTCCTGAGTTCATCGACTTTCTTCTTGTATATTTTGCAAAG